CATCGGCTGCTGATTTTAAACAAGCGGCTAAAACAGCTAAGAAGCCGAAAAATAAGAAGACCTAATGGTAGCTAAAAAATATCAAAGCAAAACTGGTGGATTAAACGCTGCTGGTAGAAAATATTTTAACAATAAAGATGGGAGCAATCTTAAAGCTCCAGTAACAGGTAAACCTAAAAAAGGCTCAAAAGCAGCAGGAAGAAAGGCTAGTTTTTGTGCAAGAATGGGAGGAGTTAAAGGTCCTATGAAAGATTCTAAAGGCAGACCAACCAGAAAAGCATTGGCTTTGAGGAAATGGAAATGTGGAAGAAAGTCATAAAAGGATTTGGTATTCTTGTATTGGTGATCTTGGCTTTATGCTTAGAAAATGCCATTGCAGATGTTACATCATCTGGAGCTACAACCAACACACAATCAAATAATGCTGGATCTAACACTGCTATTACAGGTGGTTACGAATCAGCAACAACTTACCAGTCAGGTTCTAGTTCTAACAGTACAACAAGTAATGAAACCAATAACAGCACAAACACTAAAACTGCTGTAAACCCCTCTAACGCACCTGCTATGAGTGTTTATGGTCAAGATAGTTGTGTTATACCATTAGCAGCAGGAATTACTGTAATCGGTTTCTCAGGAACATTTGGGAGCTATTATGTAGACCCTAACTGTGAACGAAGAAAGTCGGTAGCAGTATTATCCAAGCTAGGCATGAAAGTTGCAGCAATAGCTTTGATGTGCCAAGACGAGAATGTATGGGAATCTATGATGATGGCAGGTACACCTTGCCCAGTTGATGGATTAATTGGCGAGAAAGCTAAAGCAAGATGGATTGAAAAAAGAAAAGGAGAACTGAGGACTACTGGGGATAATAAAACTAGTATGACTTGGAATGATTAGAGTAATGCTATTTAGTTTAATATTATCAAGCTGTGCTACTACACACTCAGTTACATTGGGTGAGATGAAAGTCTACGGAGCTAATGAAATATGGATTTACGAGCCTGTAAGAGAATGAGATATTTAATACCCTTACTATTTCCTATAACTTTGTTTGCAGAAACTACTGGTAATTTATTACCTCAACAGTTTTTTAATAACAACCAAGGACATGGTGGCTGGAATTGTAATGATCCCTCGCACAATCATGGCAACAGTATAGTTGCTGGTGTTCATGGAGATTTTATAGAGAACACAGTTACACTAGGAGATACGCTTAACCAGTCAGAAATGAATGGTGGGTGGACATCTACCTTTGGGGCTGATATGTGGGGCTGGAATCAATACGACCAAGAAATTAAAATGACTCAGACTATAACTGGTGCAGATGGTACAGTTACTACACAAATAAGAGATGTAGCTATACCTGGTTGTAGTGGATATAACTGTGGAAGTTACTCAACATATACAGATAGTTATACACAGGGTATCAACAGTCAGAATGACTATACAATTAAGGCTAGATTTGACTTTACCGAGTCATCTCAATCTACTTCTCATAGAGCAATAGACCTAAAGAATCCAACATTAACGATAGAATACAGCTTATTGAATACCTCTCAGATAACTGAGTTGAAAACAATGAGTGAAACAGTGTATAATACAGTAGAAGATATTGACTTTTATGAGTATGTACCTGTAGAAGAATTTAACTTTGAAATAACAGAACAACCTATAATGGAAATATCTATTATGGAAGAATTTTACTTTGAGCCACAAGCTATTGAGGAGTTAAATGCTGGAGTTGTTGATGTATTTCAGGAGATAGGATATGACAATCAAACGACCCTCGAAGAAATCTCAACAGAAATCCAAGTTGAAGAAATCTACATTGAAGCTCCCACCGAAAGTTTCAACGACACGCCAACAGGCTCAATCATTCAAGAACTCTTTGCCGAAGAAATCTATGAAGAACGGCAGACCGACTTCCAAACCACAGACTCTAGCAGAATCACTGAGCCAGAACTTGTACGAGAAGAAGTTAGCACAAGAGAAGATGGAGAAGTTACAACAGAAGAAGTTAGTCGAACAGGAGATGGAGAAACACCAAGAGCAACAGAAGAAAGAGTTACTCCAGAGCCTACAGGAGAAAGCACAGTTGCAGAAACCAATTCTGATCCTGTGGAACAAACTGAAAGTGTTGCTACAGAACCTCAAGAAGAAGATACTATCGTTGCTGAAAAAGTAACTGATGAAGTTATCGGAGAAGGAGAAACAGATGGAGGTGGATCTGGAAATGGAGGAACTGAAACTGTTGCTACAGGAGAAGATGCCCTCGAAAGCAGAGATACAGAGGTGGAAGAAAGCAGGACTGAAGGAAGCCCTAGAGTCAATACTCAAACTATTACAGTAGAATCTATAGAAAAAAAAGTTAATGAAACCCTTAAACGAGTAGACCAAAGACTGGTCGCCACTTCCCTCATTGTGGCAAGGGCTATGGAAAGCCCCCTTTCTATGGACAATTACGGCAATACAAACAATAATATATTTATAAATCAATTAAATATTGATGGAGGAGATTATTATGACCAAAGAGAATACATTGATACTAGAGATATATATGCTCAGAGCCAAGTTACATATAACGACCCTGTGGCAAAGAGTCAAAAGATTCTTCAGGAATCTATAGACAATCGCATAAGGGCAGAAGAACATTTAAAACGAATAAGAGGATATTGATATGGGAGTAAAAGAATGGCTTGGAATAGGCTCACTTATAATTACATTACTAGGATTTGCAATCTTTCAAGGAAAGCTAATCGAAAGAATTAATGTATTAGAATCTCAAAAATCAGTAGATATTAAACCATTGACAGCAGATATAGCCATTAACAAAGCTGAGATAGCAGTATTAAACGCTAAAGTTAATGAGATGAAAGCTAGATCAGACAACCCACTAGGACAATAAAATGCTAGATATAAGTATAATGTTTACACTTGCTGTAGTTTTTTTAATGTCTGTAATTTATATCTTTTTTATAATGGAAGACTAAATGCTAAATGGTATATAGAATATTTAATAAAGGAAGAAAAAAATGCCAAAAAAAATAGACAAAGAAAAAGAAGAAAATTTTATTAAGTTATTTTGTGAGTCAGAAATCTCAGGAAACGCTACTAAATGTGCTGAAAGATTAGGCTATAAAGCCAATAGTAGACAAATGGGAGCGTATTTAAAGAACAAGCTATCTAGCGAGATTAGAGATTATTCTGAACAAAGAATTGCAAACACCAGTGGTTTAGCTATAAATGTTTTACAAGACCTACTAATCAACTCTGAGCAAGATAGTGTAAAAATGAATGTAGCAAAACTAATCCTGGAACTAGGAAATTACAGCCAAAGCACTATTAACTTAAATGTAGACTCTACGGCCAATAAAACAGACGAGGAGCTTGTTACTGAGCTGAAGGCTCTTATAGTTGATATGCCCCATTTATCACCTAAACTAGAAATAATTAAAACCCTAGATAGCAAAGAGGACAACAACTTGCTGCCCTCAAAGAAAAAATCTAAAGATTTAGTTAAGCATTAGTTTTCTTGCTATCAGCGTAAGACTTGACAAAACTGTCGTGTTCTTCTTGTGAAAAAACCCTACCTGGTTCTTTAATCGAAAGCTCCGCAATGTATTTTTGCCAAGAATTTTCAGCACTAACAGTGTTAAAAATACTATCAAAATTATCATCAAAAGCTTGTTGATTCTGCACAGGGCGAAATTTACTACCTTTAGACATAATTATCTCCTACCATTCGTTACTTTCTTCAACAGAATCAGATGGTTTCTCAGGATTTTCTTTAACTAGATCCTTTGGCTTTTCAACCAAAGAACCATTCTTTAAACCCTCATACTGCTTCTTAGACCTTTCTTTTTCTTTGTCTGGATTAGCAGCGTACCTTTCCCTTCTCTTTCTGTTGCGCTCCTCTTTTTGCTCATCAGTCATGGCTTTTCTATATTCAACCCATTTATCTTGGTTGTTCTTATAGTAATCACGACTGTTTTCCTTGCACTTATCTTGATTTTCTTTATAAAACTTCTTGTTTGGCATAATTTTTTCCTTAAAAATCCCCATCATCAAAGAAGCTGTCCTTGCTTGATTTTTCCCTTACAGGCTCTCCGTCAAGAACACTCCCACCTGTTTTAACCACAGGTTGTCCACCCTGTTGCTTGGCTTTCCAATCATCTTTTCTTTGTTGTTCCTCAATAGCTTCTTGAGGTTGTTCATCACAGGTAAGATATTTGGTGGTCATATAGTAATTCTCAGCATCATTTTGATCCTGATTTATATACGAAATAATTTTAACCCAATGCCCTTTGTCTTTATTAAAATGCCATGGTTTTGCAAAGACAGGTGGCGCAAAAGATGTTGGTGTCTTCTTCGCTTCCTCTTGAGCTTGGTAGATAACCTCGCCTAGTTGTGGATATTTCCATTTATTAAAGTTAACATGGAACTTAAATTCCTTTATGTTTTCAGCCATTTTATTTACCTCCTTCGGTATCATATCTTAATATCATTTTCTTTAGTTCTTCCGCAATTATAGGGTGTCTTTCTTTTGTTGGTGGATTTTTAAGTGTATTACCATCAACCAAAGCTAAAGAGAACTCCTCTAACAGCGAAATTAAGTATTTTTGGAACTCTAAGTTGTAGTTATACTGCCAAATTCGAGTTCTTTGTGGACTCCAGGCAAGAAAATAGCTTTTCGTTATATTGTATTTGCTATCTTTTTGCATGTTTACAACTAATTGCTGCATAGCAAGTTGCCATAAATATCTTTCAGGAACATACCCATCTTTAGGTATACCACATTTCTGAATACCCTCTTTATCAAAACATGAAAGTCCCATGTCAGGGCATTTCACTTCTACGAGTGTATCAAGACCAACTACCCCATCTGGAGTTGCGCTCAAATCAATGTGATATTCAGACTTATCACCGAGATTTAACCAATCTGTAACCATAAATCTATCTCTATCTTGATTATCAAGTATAAATCTAGGAACTTTTTTAGTTACCTTAATAAACTCCGCTATAGCGTTACGCTCATTTTCACGACCATAAGCAACTAAAGGGTTATCGCTCAAATCAGCCCTATCTTCCTCACCCTTAACAATACTAGCTGACTTTTCTCTTGCTGTGTCATAGCCGATACAAAGGTTGTGAGCTTCAGAAGCTGATAATCTATAAGATTTCTGCAAGTTCTGCTGTGTTTGTGCTTTCATTTATCTTTCCCTCCTTAATTTTATCTTCAATTATTTTTGCTTTTTTCTCAGGATCTGTTTCTTCAGCAATACCTTTGAGATTTACATCTTTTTTTGTTGGTTTTTTCAAAGGAACTGCTTTCCCTTCTTTGGCAGAATTGCCATCATCGTCCTCCGAAGGAAGGCCATACAAAGACTGTAGTCCATATCTTTTTGCATAGGTTATGCCAGAACCCAACTGATGTGGGTTGGTTATATCTTTGCAAAAAACAGGAACTTTGCATTTAATTGATTCCATGCAGTCCATGTGTCTTATGGTTGTTTCCACAAAAACTTGCATTTCATCTGTAAAGTTAATTTCCTGTGTAAATACAAGGCCGAATTGACTTCCCTGGTTCGCTGCTTTAATAACATCTTCCAGAGTGCTGTACTCAGACCTGAAGTGGGGATTAACCCCACTAAGACCTGCGCTAACACTGAGTCCTTGAAACTCATTCAATGCTTTCAATAATTTATTATCGCTCATAATTTCCTCACTTTTAATTAAATAGCTACATAGCTATTAGAAAATTTACTACAATATTGTTGTCAATGCAATGTGTATGTTAAAAATAGTTTTGATTTGTTAAATTACTGTGCTAGGGTTTGTTATAATATATATATATATAAATATTAAAATTAAATAATTATATTAAATATATATGTATATATATATATATAAACAAGGAGGGGATATGACAGAAGATGAATTTACCAATCTTATGGGTAGAATGGAAGAAGCTTATCCAAGCCAACCCAAATACCAGAACACTCAAAAAGCAATATTTTGGACAGCATTACAAGATCAGACTTACAAAGAATTAGTTTATGCTTTTATTGAACATTGCAAAGTAGACGAATGGAAACCGCAAGTGCCTGTGCATTTATTAAAACATTTAACCAACAAGAGTATTCAGCTCAGAGAAACATTCATGCTTTTTTTTCAACACAAAGAGATGAAAGATAAATTGGCGGTCAGTGTAATTAATAAAATGGGGTCGGACAGGCTTAGAAAAAGCACTGAAAAACAATTTGAATCCCTTTTAGAAGAATTTTGTCAGCTATACGGACAAGCAAAAAACAAATCTATTTGCGAAGCATTACCCAACAACATTAAAAATAAACTTATGGGGGTGATTAAATGAGTTTAAGACTTTCTCAGGAAGAACTTGAAAGGAGTTGTGAGTTTATTGAAAAGCTTGGCGCAGAATTATCTAAAGTTGAAGAACAGTTATACAACGCTGAAGAAGAAAAGAAGGTTTGTTTTGCCGAGTGCTTTATTAAGCTATCTCAGAACAAATTAACCTTAGAAGAAAAAAAACAAATTGCTACTACAGATCCTGAAGTTCAAACTTTAACTCCCAAAATAGCAAAACTAATTGGCCTTAGAGTAAAATACAGGAATCAACTTAAGCTAGAGGACAACAAACTTAACCTCTGGAGGACGATTTCAGCAAATACAAGGCGAGAACAAGACTTTTACAACAAGTTAGGAGATTGATATGCAGGAGAACAGAGTAATTAATTTTTATCCAAATGCTTTTGACCCAATATTTTGGGAAAGCAGACACAAAAACACACAAGCTTGGCATCATTTTCACACGAACAACCCAAAAGTTTTTCAAGAGATTTGTAAATATGCTGACAAAATGGCAAAAACAAGAACTCATTATTCTATCGAAACTATTATTCATGTATTAAGATATCACAGAGATATTGATACAGTTTCCGAGGACCATTACAAGATTAATAATAATCACAAGGTTTTTTACAGCAGACTTTACATGAGGTTAAGAGATTTAGAAGGTTTCTTTTCGGTAAAAGAGGAGTCTTTAGCTAATGAAATAAACTGGGACGATTACATAAGAGTATATGGTCGTGAACTTGGCTTATAGAAATAAAAAATTATTGGTTTTATTAAGAGATTTGCCTTGTATGAATTGTGGAGCAGAAGACGGAACTGTCTGCGCCGCTCATAGAAACCAGGGGAAAGGAATGGGCTTAAAAAACCCTGATTCATTAGTTGCTAGTTTGTGCCACAAGTGTCATTACGAGCTTGATAATGGTAACTCCATGAACAGAGAAGAAAAAAGATATATGTGGGATCAGTGTTTTATCAAAACAATGAAGTATTTAATTGAAAACGAGAAGGTTGTTATAAATGATTGAAATTGAAAGCAATATAAAGATTACTAAACAGTCAGAATATCACGAATATATTGACGCAATGATATCTATGAAAAAAGGAGATAGCTTTTTGGTTGATAGCTATAAAATTGTTGATGCGGTTAGGGCCTATGCTCATAACAAAGGGTTTAAAGTAACTTATAGAACTATCCACGAAACAGGAAAACAAAAACAATTTAGGATTTGGAAACTAAAGTGAAAAACAAAGATATTATTAACAGCCCCAAGCATTACACTAAAGGGAAAATAGAAGTTTGGGATTTTATTATAGATCAGCAGATGGATTTTCTAAGCGCAAATGTTATTAAATATATTTGTAGACACAAATTGAAGGGCAAACCTTTAGAAGATTTAAACAAGGCTAGGGCTTATCTCGATAAACTTATAACGGAACAAAGTAAAAATGAATAAAGAATTATTAACTATGTTAGCGCCTAAAACTCAAAACTTAGAAAAAACATCTGGCAACAATGACTCTATTACAACCGAAGACATTAACTTAATGCTGTCTTATTCCAATCTAAGCAAAGAAGAATACAATTTTTTATTAATGAAGTTTGTGTCCGCAGACACTTATAGAAACAGTTTTGTTTCTGAAGTAGCGATTCGATATATAGAAAAAGAAGAACAAGTGTTAAACCATTCGTTTATAAACAGACTGATTAATCTAGCGGTAATTGAATGTTGTGAGCCTAAATGCGTTTTTTGTGGCGGCACAGGATTTATAACAACTATAAACAGCAAATCCGTATGCCCTCATTGCAACGAAGGAATCTTTAATTTTACAGATGATGTCAGAGAACATCTTTTAAAGATAGATGACTTTAAAAAATATAAAAAAGTTTTCCGAAAGCTAATAGATATTATTAATAACATAGAGATGTCTGCGCTAGATAAAATAGGTGATACATGAGTAATGTTAAAAGAAAGCCAATTTCTCCAAGTTTAAGATTTGATGTTTTAGAAAAAGATAATTTTACTTGTCAATATTGTGGAGCAAAATCTGTAGATGATAATGTTTTATTAGAAGTAGACCATATAGTTCCTGTATCTAAAGGGGGAGATAATAACATTGAAAATCTTGTTACTTCTTGTAAAAAATGCAACATAGGAAAAAGTGCAAAGAAATTAGGTGCAAAAAAAAGGCTTACTTTAAGGCAAAAAGAGATAAAAGAGTTAGAGCAAAGGAGAGAACAACAGGAGATGTATTTAAAAAGTCGACTGAACAAAAAAAAAGAATCAGAACCTTTAGTCAATTATATACATAATTTATATGCTAACTACAATATTAAACTTAGGCTTAACCTTTTGGGGGAAAATCAAATATTTGCACTGTATAAAAAAATAGGTTTTGAACAAGTGGTTAATTTAATAGAAGACAATGAGCATTATTTACACACAGATTTAGAAGGATCACAATATGAGAAATCTGCCGCTAATAAATTTATGGACAAAATAGAAGAAGGCGGCAATAAGTTATATAAAAAACAGAATTACAAAGAAGGAGTTGGTAATTTATCAGCTTATTTTGTAGCGATTGTGAATAATAGAACTGAAGACTGGAGAGAGTGGGAAGTATCTAATGATTTGGTTGCTTTATTAAAACCATTAGATAAGGATAACAAGATAGAGTTGTTGAAACAAAAGCTTATTCCTTATGCAAAAGAGATACCTAAAGGTTCTTCCTACCAAGGATCATATACGTATATAGAAGATATATGTAACAGAGAAATAAAAAGGTTAGGTGATACATGATTCCATTTCCTAATAAAAAATACAAAACTATTTACTGCGATCCTGCATGGAATGAAACAGGTGGTGGTAAAATCAAGAGAGGAGCAGATAGACACTATGCTTTGATGAAAACAGAAGATATCAAAAAACTTCCTGTCCAAAGCATTGCTGATGATAATTGTTGGTTGTTCATGTGGGTTACTAATAACTTTTTAAAAGATGGATTAGAGGTTATGGAACATTGGGGTTTTAGATATGTAACTAATTTAGCATGGGGGAAAGATAGGTTTGGCATAGGGTTTTATTTTAGAGGACAACACGAACTTTGTTTATTTGGTGTTAAAGGTAATCTTAAACCTAAAGTTAGGAATGAAAGTAGTTTTGTTTTTGCTAAGAGAGATAAACATTCTAAAAAACCACACCAATTCTATGAAAAAATAGAAAATGTTGGACACGAGCCAAGAATAGAACTCTTTGCTAGACAAAAAGTAGAGGGCTGGGATAGTTGGGGTAATGAAGTCGAGGAAGAAAAACAAATGAGTTTAATAAAATAGGTGATAGATGAAAAAGAATTACTATTGTTATAGAGCCACAGTTACTTTTAGTGGGGCAGTGGGTGCTGAGAGTGAAGAACAGGCTATTGAGAAAGTAATTGCTGAGTCTGAAAGATTACCAGAAACTGTGTCGTTTAAACCTAGTGAGGTGCGCGTGAGATTGCTGAAACGCAAACCTGAGAAAGGATTGTATCATGATCCTAAGTATGAACTATGAAAGTCATTGATTTATTTAGCGGCATAGGTGGATTTAGTTTAGGATTAGAGTCTACAGGTGGATTTAAAACAGTTCAGTTTGTAGAATATGATAAATGGTGTCAGAAGGTTTTGGCAAAAAACTTTCCTGGTGTACCAATAACTGGAGATATAAAAGATTATGAAGGACAAAGAGCAGATGTCGTTACTGGAGGATTCCCATGTCAACCTTTCTCCGTTGCAGGTAAAAGAAAAGGCACAGAAGATGATCGCCACCTCTGGCCAGAAATGTTACGAGTTATCAAAGCATGTAAACCAAGATGGGTTATTGGCGAGAATGTCCGCAACCTTACTTCAATCCAAGACGGCATGGTATTCCAGCAAGTGTGTACTGACTTGGAAAACGAAGGTTACGAAGTCCAATCGTTTATTATTCCTGCTTCAGCAGTCGAAGCTCCCCACCAAAGATACAGGGTATGGATTGTGGGTTGGAAGCCCGACAGCAGCGATGAGTGTCAGAAGCAAAAAGTTCAGGAGGGGAAGAACCCCAAGCCCTGCGGAAATGGCAGAACAAGAGATGTGGCCAACACCAAGGTCAGCGATAGGTATGCACATGAAATTAACTCAGAACATGGCAAATCTAAGGCACAAGAGATACTTGGAAACAGAAGTAGCTTATCAGGAGAAAGCTCCGAACAATCACTTGAACTCGGATTGGGTGGAATGGTTGATGGGTTATCCAAAAGGTTGGACAGACATGAAGGATTCGACAGAGAACCAAACATCTCAAAAGTCGCCACAGGACAAAAAGACCGAGTAAATAGACTTAAAGGATTAGGTAATGCGATTGTGCCACAGATAGCTCATCAGATAGGTTTAGCGATACTAGAAGCTGAATTAAATAAGTTTGAAGAATAACCACAAAAAAGGGCAATCATTTCTGACTGCCCCAAAATAACCACCCCAATTTCCACACAGTTATGGTTATTTATTATCTTTATACTTAATATGATATCCACTAATACTAACTGTCTTAGTGTCGCCATGTTCATCAAATATAACATCTTTCTTGCTATCGCCATATTCGTCCATAAATAAGCTATAAACATGAGCTTCTGCTTCAATTTTACTCATTGAGCATTGCTGTCTGAACATCTTTATAGCTTCCTCAGTCGTAATCTCTTTATCTTTTTCAACCTTTTCAGTTAAATCAAAGAAGATTTCGTTAAATGTACTCATATTACTATCCTCACTTTTGCGGAAGATCCTACTTCCTAATTAATTGTTTTTCTATATAGATATATTAGCAGCTACTACCTTTATTACAAGATATTATTACATTAATTACAATAATAAGTTGATTGCTAAGTTGGGATATCTCTACAGAGCAATCTAGGATATCTCTACAGAGCAATCTAGGATATCTCTACAGAGCAATCTAGGATATCTCTACAGAAGATATTTATTTGTTTTATTAAATAAAAAAATAATTAAAAATAATTAAAAATAAATTTTTTGAATGGCTTAAAAGCTTTTTTTGAGCTTGTAATTCTTTGGCACTAAGGTACTACCAAACCCAATAAAAACCTTAAAACAAAGCAATTAAAGACTGGTATATAGGGTTAAAAAATAGATCATCATTATCAAGT